AGAGCAGCAAACAGAGAGTTAGCATGGATGGTATACTTAAATGATATGCCAGATGGTGAAGCAGAAACAGAATTCTTGTATCAAAAGAAGAGATACAAACCACAAACAGGTACATTACTGATCTGGCCAGCAGGAATGACACATGTTCATCGTGGAAACACAGTCTTCACCCATGATAAATATATTGCAACAGGCTGGTTCATTAAAATCCCCTAATCAAATGGCAGACATACGTGTAGTAGTGCAAATTAATGCATTAGAAAGAATGATTATCGTTGATGGAAAGACACAAATTATTGACGAGGAGTATTGGAATGCCAATATTCAGAATGTTTTGTATCCATTCTGGACATCAGATAAAGACCGTTTGATTCACTTGAATTACTTCAGTGATGGGTCATATGGTATTGAAAAGAAAAAATATGTCTATGATCGTGCAACTAAAGAGAGAAAATGGAAGACATATTCATGGGTAGAACCAACTGAATCAGAAGTAGCACAAATAGCTGAGACAATTAAAGAAAAATACTTTGAGTTTCAAGACACTGAACAAGAAATAGTTTCAGAAAAACTATACAATGAGTATGGTAGATGGCAGAAAGTATCTTGGGAAGGTATTAGAATGATTAGAAACTTTCTTCTCTCAGATTGTGATTGGACACAAATGCCTGATGCTGCTATTGATTCAGACACAAAAGCATTGTGGACTAAGTACAGAACTAAGTTAAGATCATTACCACAAGATCATGATGGTAAAGATGCTGATGAGGTTCAATTTCCTTATAATCCAGTCATGTATAAGAAATGGTTGACTATAGTAGATGCAGACAATAAAAAAGTTAATGAGGGCAAGGAGTACTTAGAAACAGAAGATCAATTTGGAACATTCCACTCAAATACATATTCTGAATATGCTAGAAGGATTATATTAACTATTGCATCTAACTATAAAATCAAGAATCCTGATATTATCTTTGCACCTGCAAAGAACTTAACATATCCTTCACAAGAAGAGATTATGAAAGTAGAAACTCAGGATGAATTAGACAGACTATTAGAACAAATTAAGGAAAACAACGTTTAACTAAATTATGAATCAAAAATTAAATATTCTCATTCTCACACTATCAACAGGAGAAGAGGTGATTGCTAACGTAAAAGATCATATTGAAACTATAGATGGCGAAGAAAGAAAAGTATGTTATAATATAATATATCCTTTTGTATTAACCAGATCAGGACCTATTAGAAAAGGTAATATTGATGTAATATTTACACCATGGAAGATTTTTTCATGTGATACATCATACCTAGTTGGTTTTGATCAAATCGTTAATATGTGTGCTCCTTTACCAGACATTATTAATCAATATACAAGAGCTTGTGATTCATTTATAAAAGGTTTAGCGGAGATTTCAAAATGATATCATTTTTACTCGCAAGTGCAGGTTTATTAAACTTGCTATTTTACATATTCGCAATTGGATTTGTAATATCACTACTGTTAGAACAGTGGTTGAAGTTCAGACCCTTATCTGTTGACGCTTCAATGAATGAGAGAAACATGTACATCGTACAGAGCAACAGAAAATATTGTTGGAGACAAGCATGGATAACTAATGTATATTGGTTTCTATGTAATGTAGGATTATACTTTGTTTCTAGAAGCATGGCTACACCTTCAGACACATTTTGGAACGGCATATGAAGCGTAAGTTAGTTACTATAGGAGTTGTATTAACTTTGATATGGGGAATCCTAATAGGATTGCCAAGCATTGCTAGTGCAAATCATTTACCTGTAATGTATGTGCAAGTACCACAGTGGGCAGATGATTGGGCAGTGTGTGCTGTAGATATACCTGATGCTAAGTGTCATTGGTATGTTATGTCACCTGACAATACATTCGGCGAAGGTTTTGATTGGGAAGAAGCACCATGGTTTGATGCAAATGGATTAAATGACATTGCACCCATGCAAGCTAAAACAGTTGTTGAAAAATTACAGGAACAAAAATAATGATTTATGAATACGATTTTTTTGATAAAAATCAAGTAAAACAAATACTCAGTATATTTAATTCTGGTAAGTTTGTTGATGGTGCTAGAACAGGTAATAAGAGCAAATTTGTAAAAGACAATACACAACAAGCGGACGTTGAACTAAACAAGATGGTAAATACTGCTATCACTAAGGTTATAAGAGAATCTCCCATATATCATTATCATCCACTTGCTAAAATTAGTCCATGCTACATGTTAAAGTATGAGGTAGGACAACATTATGCTGGTCATGTAGACTATTGGGAAATGTGGGGTAGTAGAACTGATTATACTGCTGTTATCACATTAAATGATGATTATGAAGGTGGTGAACATTTTATTGAAATAGGACCTGAAACTATTGAAAAAAAATTAGAACCTGGTAGAATTTTAATTTATCAATCTGATTTTATTCATGGTGTTAGACCAGTAACTGATGGTACTAGAAAATGTGTCACATTTTGGATGCAAAGTGCCATTGCAGATCCTACTATGAGATATTATATTACAGAGTTTAATAAAATATACGAGGATCTTCAAGGGATAGCAAAGAAAGCTAATCTTAATGAAGAAGATTATGAAACTTTAAAAATTCTTGACCTAGTACGTTGTGGAATTGTAAAACGTTCTATAGCAATGAGATAATATTATGTCTTCGTTAACTGATATCATGTCGTGGGATACTATTCTCACACAACCAGAGATGAAAGATATTGAGCATATCTGTAGTCGTGCTAGGTGGCAATGGGGTGCTACTTCTGATCATACAGCACCACATAAAAAGTTCTGGAAGATGGATGTAAGAGGACATGCTATTTTTGATACTCTTATTCCTGAGAAAATTAAGATTCTTGTACCATTTGAATATGAGATCGTTGATTACTATGTCAATGGACATACAAGAGGATTAGATGGTTACATGCATAAAGATGATGCAGACTATACATTTATAGTATTCTGCAATCCTGTATGGGATATTATGTGGGGTGGTAAGACTATGTTTGTACAAGATGATGGTAGATTTGATGCTGTATTTCCTAAACCAGGATCAGCATTATGTTTTCCGTCAGATATTTTACATTATGCAGAAGACGTTAGCAGAGAATTCTATGGGATTAGAGTTACTGCTGCTTATAAATTAAAGAAAGTAGAGAACAAAGATGCAGAACCTACAGACGTTTGATAGTGCTAGAGATTGGGATCAGATTGAAGCATATGCTTCAACTATTTCTGGTGCTCTAGTGTATTGGGAGAACCCAAGATTAGAAGTAACATCGGATGATGCTAAGAAGATTGTTTTAGATTATTATAAGATTGATGAGGAAATTCCAGCAGAACTAGCTGTTACATTAGAGAGTAAGTATTATGGATACATGGAATTTAGAACTACGGACATAGCATTTGAATTTGTGACCGATTATTTCCCTCGTAAAGATGAGGTAAGTGATGACACATACTGGTATCATTGCTATGTTGTAAGACCAGATGGTGTTATTGAATATGATAATGATGCAATGCGTAAAGGTAATAATGTATGAAGAGTGACACAGCATTTATGATACCAGTCTTTTCACATACTGTTGAGAACTGGAGTGATTATAAAGAAGAGATGATTAACATGCTTGACCTTGAGGATGGTGATGGACATAAAACAGACTATTTTAAATATCATCAAGAGGGTAAACTACCGCCATATGCAGAAAGATTGTTTGATATATTACAACCTGCATTAAAAGAGTTTGATGAGATATACCCACACGCATTTCAGATTACAAATGTATGGGGTCAGAAGTATAATCGTGGAGACTTTCATCAACTTCATAATCATGGTGCTTTAGGTTACTCATCAATATTTTATGCACAGTTAGAAGATGATCACAGTCCTACATCATTTTTCTCTCCATTTCTTGACTTTATAGAAGGTAACGTGATAGAATATGTACCTGACGTTAGTGAGGGAGATATTATTTTCTTCCCTTCTTGCTTGACACATCAGTGTAGAGTGGTACAATCTAGTACAGAACGTGTTATTTTTTCTTTTAATATAAAGAATGCTTGAATTTAATTATGATCTCAACTATAAAGAGCTTGATTTTACAGACGAGGAAACTCGTAAACTTTATCGTATTGGAAGGGGAGAGCAAGGAGTT